CATCTCGGCCAGCCACGACAGAAGCATGTTCATGAGGCGCTGAGCGTCTTTGGCCAGGCGCACATGGCCCATGCAGCGCTCAACACCATCGACCACCCAGCGCTTGGCGTAAAAGGGCACGACGGGGATGCAGCGGCCGGGGATGGTCTCACCGTCATTGAGCATCTTGCCGCCGCTCATCAGGTATTTGACGATGACGCGGCGCGTGGCCTTCTTCTGCCGGACCTCGCGGAAGCCTGTGGCCAACAGTTCATTGAGCATGTCAGGGTCGGCATCAAGTTCTTCCTGGGTGACGCGCATGTCTTCGGCGCTGTCGTCAAGACCACGGAAGAAGCGGATCAACTCCGAGCGTTCTTCGACCACGTACATCTCGCACACCCACACCAGATCAGGTGAGGCCCAGTCGAAATGATGCTGATAGATGCTCTTGGGCCAGCTCGCCGGGTCGTCTCCGAACTCTTCCTCGTAGGTGCGGCGCGGGTACGGCGTCAGCACGAAGCAGCGCTTGGCGTCGGCCTTGTCGTAGCGCTTGGCACCCAGGTTGAAGAACACGCAGGAATCGGCATCGAAGATCGGCTCCATGACGACGCGCTGGCGGTCGTTGTCGTCGTCGTACTCGTCCTCGTAGATAGCGCGGAACCGGTAGGCGCCCATGCCACCGCCTACGCCTTCCTCGAAGGCGTTGTCGTAGGCCTCATCCGCAGTGCAGGACTTCTCGTCGGCGCGATAGAGGCCGTCGCACACGTCGGCCATGTCGTCGTCGGCCGCACCGTCTTTGGCCTGGAAGTCGACCGTGATCCGGTTGTTGCGGTACTCGTTGATGACCCTGATCACCGCCAAGTGGGTCTTGTTGAACTCAAAGCGGGGCTTGTTCTCGAACTGGTCGCCGATGGCGCCTTCCCATTGCGCGCCGGCAAGGGAGTAGAAGCGGCGATCCTGCAAGCACTGCATGCGCTCTTCGCGCAGCGCGCTCTGGATCTCATCGAACTCCACAAGCGCATCGCTGTGGATCTTCTGCAGGCGTTCCTGCTTGGACTGTCGGGCCATCGTTCATCCCCCGGAAACGGGTTTGGATGAGCTGCCGGCGGCTCGATCTACTCAGCGGGCCGGCGCGCGGCCGGTCGTGCACAGCCGCAAGTCTAGCGGCGCGCGAACGGACTGACCATAGGCACGGCTTCGACCTTGGGCGTTTCTTTCACTTGCCGCACCATCGCCGGGAACAACTCGGCCAAGCCCCAGATGTGCGCATCAGCCCGGTTTGGCGAGCGCGGGCCGGTATAGCCACCCGTGGAAAAAGCGCACATCTCGTCCTCCAGTTTCGGGAAGATGCCAACATGCCGCACTTTGCCCTCTTCGTAGAGTGCCGAGAAAGGTTCAGCCCGCTGCACCTTGCCGCGGCTGGCCGTGACCATCTTGAAGGGCACGCGCACATCGGCTGCTTTGGCCGCGACTGCGATGGTTGACTGCACCATGCCGCCGCCGAAGTTCTTCTCGCCAATCACGATGTCAGCCTTGTGCCGGATGTAGGCCTGAACGGCGATCCGCCCCCAGACCGTGGGGCCACCGTTCACACTCAGGTCTTCCAGCAGGTAGGCTCGGCCATCGGTACCGAGCGCATCGACCGTGACACCGACCTCGTCGTTGTCGGCGTTCTGCTCATCATCGCTGGCACCCGATGGATCGACCGAAACGACGACGCGCACGAAGTCGGGGGGCTCTTCGCCGTCCGCAACTCGCCATTGGTCGATCACAGCCTCATCGAACAAGGCGTTCGGCGTGGCGTCGGCGAACTCTCCGCGCAGGAAGCGCCGCTTCATGCGCTCAGAAAGGCCTTGGAGCGACTCGAGATACTCCGGCGACAAGTTGTCGAGGTTGTCCTCGGGATTCATCTGGAAGGAAGCGTAGTTCTCCGGCTTGGCCAGCGGCAACTTGGTCTCTGGATCCAGCTTCTGACGGAAGACCTTGAATGACCAGTGCGCCTTGTTGGTCGGGTTGCAATCGAAGAAGAAGCGTAGTTTCAACTGCACCGGCTCACGGCCCGGCAGGATCTGCATGACGCGCTGCGCCAGCCGCGTGAGCAGCAGTTGCACACCGGCCCAGCTGATCTGCGAAGACTCGTTGCAGTAGATGCTGGCGAACTCCATGCCGAGAAGCTTTTCCATGCGCTCGCCCTGGTCCAGGCCGCCGAACCAGATCTCCGCACCGCCGCCAAGCTTCACGAACCAGTCGGTCTTGTTCAAGTCCCAAGGCACGCCAGGAAAGCAGATGCGCATCACCTTCGGGAAGGTGTCGGCAATGATCGAGGCCTTGAGGTGGTTGAACCGAAAGCGCACAACCAGGTGACGCGATTCCGGTGTCTTCAGGGCGCGCAGCACGATGGTGCGGATGATCAAGAAGGTCTTGCCGCTACGCCCACCGCCGTAGAGCAGCAGCCAGGTGGCGAGGCTGGCCAGGATGCCGGTGATTGCCTCGCGCTGCTTCGGATTCGGGGCGAAGCTCAATGGTCAGCCTCGTCCGGTGTGATCTGAAACAGCACAGGGCCACCACCGATGCCGCCGTGCTCGTGCTTCTCGGTGAAGAGCTTCAGGTGCTGGCCAAGCAGCTTTTTGCCAGCCAGGGCGTCACCGAATTTGCCGGCCACCTCGGCCTTGTTGCTGATTCGCTCGATGTCCTTGAGCACCTTCTCGGCCGTGAGGTTCAGCTTGGCAGACAAGCGCCGTAGCTCGGCTTGCACTGCGGCCTTGATCTTTGGCTTCTGAAGCAGCTCGGAGCCGATGCGCGCCGCGGTCCTTTCGCTGTAGCCGGCGGTGAGCGCCGCGCGCGTGGCGTTGCCGAACTCGCGTGGATCGCCGGCCACGTAGGCGGCAATGAACATCTCTTCCTTCGCCGTCAGGCCGGTGTCGGTGGCATGGCGCGGCATGGGGTCACTCCGTTTCAACTGCTCGGGGCGCCGGGATTGGCGCACCACCATAGATCTGGTCGTAGCTCAACGTGACGCCCAAGCGTGCGGCGTAAGCAATCAGCTTGGCCGCGGCGTCAGGCATCAGCGTCTGACCACGCTCCAAGTATCCGACGTTCCCCTGCGACATGCCAAGAGCGCGGCCGAGCTGGTGCTGCGTCACTCCAAGGCATTTACGGATGGCTTTGACGCGGTTCATCGTGCGCAGCCCTCGCACTTCTTCGTTGATCTCATGGTGGGCATTGGGCTCGGTGTGCATGCTGCGAGGTTTTCGGAGGTCAGAATGTGCGACCACTGAAGAACCAGGTACTGGTGCTCTGACTCGCTTGCAAGCGAGCGCCTTGAAGCGGACTCACCTCAACCGGTGGCGGCGGATCAGCCTCATAGGCATCCAGCAAAGCCATTGCCGCCTTGTTGATCTTCAAGCCGCGATCCATGTGCAAGATCAACTGCGCCAAGTCGCTGCACTTCTGGTCGATCAGCATCTGCACCAGGTTGTCACCCTGCTTCGCGCGCACCTTGCCAGTTCGTTTAACCAGCTTTTCTCGCTTGGCCTTGGCTTCGCGCTGCATCCTGCTCAACTCAGAAGCGGCCTGCTCCAAGATCTTTCGGACATGAGCGAGCACATCAAGCACATCCGCATCCAGAGCCCCACTGAACAACTGCATGAGCATCAGTTTGGCCTCGTCTTCAACGGATGGCGCTAGGTTGTCCTGACCGGTCGCATCGTAGTGCGCACGCTTTTCAGAATCACCCAAGATCTCGAAGGCCTTGTTCACGGTCTGCATCTGCTCGGTGCTGCCGCCTTCTCGGTCGGGGTGTGCATCGCTCGCCTTCTTGCGAAAGGCTCGCTTGACTTCCTCGGGAGTTGCTTCGGGCGCGACGCCCAGGGTTTCGTAGTGGTTCATTTCTTCCTTGCTTCCCAGATGATCTCCATGGTTGCCTTGAGCGCATCGACAGCCGCCTTACCGCGCTTTTGCTCGATGCCATCCAGCCGTTCGCGCCGGGCTTGCAGCGTGGGCATGCGCAGCACGGAGCGTGCTTCGCACTCGTGCCTCCACTCTTCCGAGTCGGAGAGCACCTGGCGGCCATCGATGAGGGTCACGCTGCGCATGATGCGAGCAGGTCACCCTGCGGGCTGTCGGCCAGGGCCAGTTGCTTGACGGTGAGCACCACGCGGGCCTCGCCATCGGGCTCCATGCGGTCGGAGACGATGCGGCGCACCCACTTGTCGTCCACGATCACTAGG